CGTGGTGGTCGGTCCAACGCTGAAGCATGAGATTGTTCCAGGAATATCCGCGCTTTTCTCGATCGGCAAAGGCCTCACGGAGACCAACTTTATTCTTTGTGCCTTTCTCACGTACTCCCGGATATGCACTGAATACATTGTCGGAGGTGTCTCCACGCATGCACTTCTCAAATAACAGCCAGGCCGGATCAGGGACGGTCTTTGGCTGTTTAGTTTTTTTATCATTAACCCGGTTACCTTTAGCATCAAAGATACCTTCCAGTGTCAACAGCTCATCAGTGATGCCATTGAATTGTTTCACATTGGGCGCAAGCAGTTGCACAAAATCGGTGTCTGAACTGACCACTATGTGTTCGTCTGCAGGATGCAGCGCGATCCAACGTGCGATGATATCGTCGGCTTCTGCTTGGGGTTCGCGCAACACACTGCAATTTGTGCGCTGGCTGAGATACTGGGTCAGTTCGTCATATGTTTCCCAAAATAGTTTGTCTTCCTCGGCTTCTTGTTCTGTCATCTTGCCACGCGCCACAGCTCGGTTGGCCTTGTATGGCTTGTAATGATCTTTGCGCCAGCTGCGGCCTTCCAGTGCGAATACCACATGATCAGCGTCAAATTTTCGTGCCACTTTGTTTGCTGCCATCAGTGTCACATGCAATGCGAATCCCACTTTGGTCCATGAGTCAGATGCTCGATGCGCACTATGCCGAGCACGGAAAAACATGTTGGCAGTATCAATCAATAGGTATTTCATCAAGTTCCAAAAGTTGGTGTTGTTTGATGTATTGTAACAGATATTTACCCCAAAAGCAATGGGCTGCTTTGCCAAAATGCCCGTTTTTACTGGTCATATGCGGGAATTGATTTGCCAAAAGCACCGAATTGTAACTCAATTCTCTTGTGTATGGGCCTATATAGCAGTTGTTCCAATCTCTGCAATCCGGAACCATCTGCACAGCCAGATCACTGAATGTGCTGTTGCCATTGAAGAACAAGTGTCTTATTCCCTTGCTGTTGAGATACTGATGGAATTGCCAGATATTGTTGTGGCTCTGTCTGGTGCAAGCATGATGGTCTATATCAATGATGTACTGACGATAGCGTTGTTCCAGTTCCGTCGGCACATGATCCAATCCAGATGCATTGACCTGATGCCATACGCCATCATGAAACCATTCTTCTCTTTCCCAAGTGCTCCATTGTATCAACATGAATGTGTTGGCCAACAGGTCTGGGTTGGATTCTATCCATTCGGTGGTAGTTCGGATGATTCGAGCATTACTGCCGCCAGCTTGGCTCTGGTTGATACGCTCGCAGCCCAACAAGTCTGATAGCACAGCACCAAAACTTACTTTTTCATTGTCCGGGTGTGGGTGCCTTCCTTGTCCCCAGAATCGACTATCATCTTCTGCCCAGCCGTGTGGTGATCCGGCTTCAGTACCGGCTGCATGGCTATCCCCATTTATGTACAATATCATTTCTGTGACAGCACCTTGTGACTCTCAGCTGCAACCACACGTCGGCGCAGACTGCTGCTGCTGAAAGAATGATCACGACCGTTGAATATCAGTTCAATACCTCGCATGGTGCCTTCATCCCGCCCAGTGAAATCTAGTCCTTGATATTCCACACCCAGGATACGCACATCCACAGGCAGTATCAACAGCAGGTCAATGAGATCTTCTTCAGTCTGATACACCACCACTTCATCCACATAACGACAAGCGGCCAATTGTATCTGGCGTTCCACTATGCTCTGCACAGGTGGATTCTTTTCTGTAGGACGATCTATGGTAGGATCAGTCTGTAAGCCAGCGATGAGATAGTCGCAGTGATTCTTGGCTTCCGATAGCATGGCGATGTGGCCGGCATGCAGCATGTCGAATGTACTGAAGGTGATGCCGATGCGTTTGCCCTCGGCCTTGAGTTGTTTGATGTGATTAAAGATCATTCTTTATATGCTGGGTTAGGAAAGTCTAATTCAAAAACGTGATAGGAATTACAATCACTGTCGGTGTCTCTAAGAATCTCTAATGTGCGAGTGTGTTCGGCTTCTTGTAGTGTCATAAACATGCCTATACCCAAAGAGCTGACGCCGCACGGCGAAATGTATAATCCAGACTTGGCGGACATTTTCAATAGTTGGTAGACCTTTATGGTCTGTGGAGGCGCTAGTCCTTGCATCGACTTATTTCTTGAGTTGTTTGATGTGATTAAAGATCATGATACTTCACTACGTCCATCACCTATGTTGCGGGTTTGTACATACACACCCGAGTTCTTGATGGCCTGTTCCTGTTCCCATGTCTCCATGACCACATGTCGGCATACGTTTTGGAACCACCGATCCACAAGATCGGAATCGGCATCATCCTTCTTCATCATGTATCCGGCCTTGACCAATCGAGCCACAAAGATCTCGTTCCAGTCCAGTTCAAACGCGCCTTGATGTAAGTTGTTAGGATCCACATCCATTCTCAACACTGCCACATACGGTTCGTTGGCTTCGGTGGCCAGTTGCTTGGCAGTCTTGGGCACTGCCTTGACTCGGGGTACTGGTGGTTCATTTACCCCACGTGCAGGTGCAGCAGCCAATGCTGCCAGAGCTTTTTCTTTTGCGCCAAAAAATCTATCAAATAGTCCCATATTATTTCTTTCCTTTGTTTGCCCATGAAACATAGCCACCGTTGGTGTCAGACCATGGGCAATACTTTTCCCATAGTGCTTTGGCATGTTCTGTGTCTTGTTTCATCAATCGATCCAGCTCAGGACGAGTTTTCCAACCAGCAAGACTCCAATCTTGATTGTGCAATGCTGTTTCTAGATCAGTCATGTTATTCCTCTCTTACTTCTATCCATGTGTAATCGCCCAGCCATTTGACCTGTGCAATATATTCATAATGGTCCGGAGCACTGCTGCTCCACCCATCGGGGCCATGTTTGGCCAAAATAGTTTTCTTTTTGTCGGTATCAAAAACCAGCCAATAACATTGTCCATGGCTGGGTTGGAATTGATACTCGGCAGCATGTACTGCATCTGTTATTTCTAATCTGCGTTTGATCTCATATGCTTGAGACTCCAGTACCTGTACCAATGCTATTATACGATCATATTCTTGCTGGGCATGCATCCTGGCCACATTGATCATGATGTCTTTTTGTTTTTCGACAGGCACTAGATCAAATTTTGGACCCAGTGTAGATGTAGCATAAGGTGTCACATTCCTATTAAAGAAATGCACCAGCGATCCGGTTGAATCGCTGTCATAACTGCTGACACCATTTGCTGAATTCTTGGTCATGCGTTTCTTTTCAGTTGCCAAATCAAGAATTCAAACTTGTCTATGTAGTAGTTTATAAAAATAGGCTCTCCCGGTCCGGTGATCATTCTACTGCCCTTGTAGCATCGTTCTAACCAAAGAGTCTCTTCAGTCAAAAAGCACTTTCTCGGCCACAAGCAGAAATGTAGATGCCAGGCAATAGCGGTATTCAATTCCCACTCATTCCATATTGGGGACCATGACATACTATGGTCTAATGGCATCATGTGCCCCATTCGTTCTTGAATAGTGGCACTTGTAATCGATCACTGTACCGCCATCCTTTTCGCATTGCCATTTCTGCCACTGCCCTATTATTAAGAGTGTACACCCGTTCAACACCACCAACAGGCATAATATACACAGGCCCCGTAAAGCCCCTAGCACGAAACTCCTCCACGGCTCTTTCAGCATCTTTCAAATCCTCTTCTGTTGAAATCACAAACTTCAAATACGCAGTGCCATAGCCTTCATATTCAGTCACAACCTCTGGACAGATAGCATCTGACCATGCCTCACCCGAACATGGCAGTTTAGCACTCACTGAGAATGTGATTTCTCTCGCCAGCGGATCGGTATAGTACCATCCTTGTAAATATTCTTTAAACTCTTCACTCAACTTCTGAGTGCCATTGGTCTCGAATGTGATTTCTTTCAATCCTGCCATCTTGGGATGATTCAGCAAGTCCGGATACTGTTTCTGCCAGCCCAGCAATGGCTCACCGCCGGTGATCACTAGATGTTCGTCGCGCCATTCCTTGTGCGGTAGCGTATCCACAATTGAGTGGGCAATCGAATCAGTGTCAAGCACAGGAGACAGATGCTTAAACCTAGGATCCCAACTAGCATAACTATCACACCCTGTAGATACCAGAGGCAGCGAGTTGTAATCCTTGTAAAGGTCGGGATTGATGTTGTTTGCTTCTTCACTGTTTTCTCCCCGTGCCATGCCGAAGCCTGCACATTTAAAGTTACATCCGAATGTGCGTAAGAACACACTGGGCACACCCATGTATCTGCCTTCGCCTTGGATGCTGTAGAATAGTTCTGCTATTTTGATCTTGCTCATAATCTTGTTACCTTGGTCATTCCTGAGTAGTTGGGATCTTTATTTAGATTGATACTAGCTTCGTGCATTTTAACACGAGTTTCTGATTTTGTCACCCATCCCGGTAATACTGCATCCAGATATGCCAGATGCTCTGCCGGACTGGGATGTGGATCTGCACCGGGTTTGGGCCAATTGTTCAGAAAAATTGTTTTGTCATATCCAGGCAAGATACAATCTAGTACATCGCTATAAAGACGCATGACATCACGATATAGGCTCACATTGTCTTCGGGAAATGGTCGAGACCAAATTTCAGTCATGCTTAAAAATTTCCATCGAACTTCTGGTCGAGACTCCAATAGTGTTTTAACAGCTTTGATATATGCTAAGTCTCTTATTAAGAATCCTCGTTCATCAATGTGCGAACGTAGATAATCTGGATGATATACGGTTTTGGCAAAATGTGCATTTCCGGGAGTATGCCAGCGATTGTTTATATATCGGTCTTCTCGGTCCATACTGGTCCAACACACAATGACTGTGTCATCTTGCCCAAAGAGATGACGTTGATCAGCCTCCATTACTGAATTGAATATGTAGTGGTTACCGCCGCCGGCTTGCCCCCAATTCTGGACCAGGTCAAACTCCGGTGCTAGACAATCCACCCACGTAGGCCATCGGTAGTTGGTAAAACTACACCCAAACGCAAATAACCGTTTCATGTTTTACGTGCTTTGACCAGTAAATGCCACCCTAGATATTCCTTGACAGCTTCACGCATGTCCTCGGGCATGGCCGAAAACCACGGTGCCAATTCGTATCTGCCTTGTTTGTATGCAGGAACATCGTACATGAAACAGTGTGCTTGTCGTAATCTTTCAATATGGAATCGATCACCTACCAATGCATACACTTCTTCGTTGGTATAGGCCTTGGCATATGGGCAACCATTCTGTGCTTCAAACTGGTCCAGCCCTTTGCGAATCATACTGTACTTCCAGGAGTTCTTGGCATACACCAAGAATCTAAATTCTCCTGCTGGTACTAGCACATCATATGCGTTCTGTATCATGTGATCGATGCGTGGAAAGTGATGCATGACTCCGCAACTATACACAAGATCAAACTTTCCTATGTCTTGATACACAGCAGCGTCGCTGGCGTCGCCACAGATGAATTGTCCTTCCAAGCCTTCTACCTTGAATCTTTGTTGTGCCAGTTCAACGGTCTTGGAACTGATATCAATCGCAGTATAATCTGCGCCGTATCGTGCAAACTCAGCAGCATCGGTGCCGATGCCGCAGCCAATTTCTAACACACGTTTGCCTTGCCATAAGTGGAACCCGGCAAATTCTCTCATGTGTGATTCCACACGATATCTGCGTTCAGATACTTGTTGATAGAAGTCCAAGGTTCCTACTTTGGCGGTACCATGCAAAATGTTGCAAGGCTGGTTGTCCCAATAGCGTATGATACGCTGTTCTAGTGTGTTGTCATCCATTGATTATCCTTCTATGATAGATCGTTTGATCTCCATGCTCCATTGTGATTGTTGATGATTCACATCATTGATCTTGAGTTTCTCCCAAGGATCTTGTATGCCCTTTAGCACGTTCCAGAAAAAATCAGTTTTCATACCTATGTTATCCATGTATCTAGAAAGTTTTTTACAATCGTTAAATCGTGTTTCTATCACATCCATATGCAAGAAATCTCTAGGATCTTGTGGATTGCCTTCCAACATGGGCCTGTTGTTGAATGTTTCGTCTTGATTTTTTCCAGTAAGGTCGTAGCGTTCATGTGCTACCTCAACTGGTATGCGTTGGTAGATATCTAACAAGTAGGCCTGTTGGCTCAACCATGCGTCGGATATCTGATGTGGACAAAGATAACCCAGCAACTCTAACCATTTGTGTGGTACAATAGGAAAGATGCTGTAAGGATGTAGATTGTGTGTGCAGAATGCCAGTAGTTTGAATTGCCCTGCATAGCTCATGATAGCAGTATCCCACGCTGGAGTTTGCATTACTGCATCATCATTCCAAATAATATACCATCTCGATTTGAACATCCGTGCCATAGCATTAACGTATTCATTGAGACGGATGTATCCCATTGGTTCAAACTTCAATGCTACATATTGTGCCTGGATAGAATCCAACCAAGGTCTTATTTGGGCATTGAAATAGGTCATCCCCACATCATCATCCCGGTCAAATCCCAAAATTATCTGTATTGAGTCAGGATTGGATACATTGTCATAAAGTGATTGTACACTTCGCCTCAGCGCGTCGGTCCGGCCTCGGGTGGGCAGAAGTACGCTGATATCATATTTAAATTCAGCACTCATAAATTCTTCGATTACATTATGTGGTCAATGATTTTTTCTTGATAGAAAAAGAACCTTGTGCTTTGGCAGCACCAGCACCGCGACGTGTGCCTTTAACATTTTCACTGCCCACCAGATCCAATGTGGCCTTGCCAAAGTTTCTGCGTCTTGCAAAGTAAAACAATTCCAAGAATCGATTGAGACTCATGGTTTTGTCTTCTGGAAAATCTAACCTATATGTTGTGGCAGTTTTTTCTAGTGGTCGATCAAAACTCAAATAGTCCCAGATATTGTAATCCGACTCAAGATTCATGGGATATTGATTTCTGTCATTGTACTTGATGTAGTAGCTTCTTTGCAGTTTCATCAGGCTGGCCAACATATCTTTGGGCAAGTTGTAGCGTTGCAAAAATATTTCCAAGAAATCATACAACTCGTCCACACGATCTTCTTGGTGCATGTTCATGCTGGTTCTATGTATGATGTTCCAGCCGTGTATCTCCACACCAATCTTGGGATGGTTGATTCGGCCAGTGTTCATCCAGTTAGAGAAGTATTGTCTTGCTTCGGCTTCTTCTTTCTTCAACCATTCGTTGGTCATGAAGTAAGCAAACAGATCTTCATAATACTCATGGTAGCTGATGCCTTTGTACTTGTTGATGAATCTAGCAACCAGGGTAGCAAATCCATTGATATGGAATGTGGTCTGGAACCAGCTAAAGATCTGTGCATCCAACATCAATGGTGTGGGCATGTCTTTGGTACCAGTAATGACATCGATGCTTTCTTCAATGTGCTCCACACTATAGCTGCCGGCAAAATAATCTGTGACTGGTTGGCTAGTGATTTTAAACAGCTTCTTTTGCAACAGATTCATTTCGGCATTTTCCAACAGCTGGGCCTGGAATACAGTAATACCGGTGTGCTGATTGAGATCGTACAAGGCATAGAAGTTCTTCTTCCAGGTTTCTAATGTCTCGCCAGGCAAGCCAAGTATGAGTTCTGTGTACGCAGGAATATTGCGTTGATCGCACAGCTCAAACACTTCATTCAGCTTGTTCATCTCCATGTTCTTGCGGCGGATGTTCTCCAACACATCCAGATCCAGACTTTGTACGCTGAGCGTTAGTCCCTGATTGAAGCCACGAGCATCCAGCAATTTCTTCACGATGTCGATGACTTCTTTCTTTTGATTCTTGGCCCAGGCCACACTGAATGTTCTTGGCGATCCGTACTTTTCTTGACACTCGATAATCTTGTCAGCAATCATGCCATCGCGTTCAGGAAACATTCCAAAGTTGGCATCGGTAATTGAGATCCAGTCAAAGTTGCGTTTGGCCATCCATTCTAATTCTTCAAACACACGTTCAAGTTCAAACTTCTTGACCTTGTTGTATGTGAGACTGCCCCAGTCACAGAAGGTGCAAGCAAACGGACATCCGCGGTTGGTTTCTAGCGTGCCTTGCCATGTTACTTCGGGATGATCCGCAATCATCTTGTCGAATATGCCCGACAGGTACGGACTAGGTACTTCTTCTAGTGTTTCAATACGTTTGGCATCTTGAGTCTTGACTGCTTGGCCATTTCTGTTGATCAACAAGCCGGATACATTTTCCCAATCTTTGGTTTCAAAATGCTTGAGCAAATTTTTAAAAGTTATTTCGCCTTCGTAACAGATCACCAGATCCATGAAAGGTTCTTTCACAAACAAGTCCGGATCTTCAATGGCCACTTCGGGACCGCCAAACACTATGAGACACTCGGGATTGAATGTTTTTATCAACTGAGCCAGTTGATAGTTGTAGCGATGATTCCACACGTAGGTCGAGAATGCTACCATGTGGTTGGTGCTGAGTTTTAACGCAAGTTCATTGATAGGATCTCTGCGCCAGATCCAATCAGTGACTTCAAATCGTTCTCGGACCCATGGATCAGCAAGGCTATAACTCCATACCACACCGGCCGAATACGGCAAGTAATATGCGTTGAACTCTTTAGGTCCTTGTTGAAAGTTGGGCTGGACCCAGGCAATTTTGTATGTCATCGTGTACTTATGGGTTCAGCAGTTGCTGGCTTGCCAAAATGTGGGTTGTTAAATTGCTTCATCTGATTGTTGGGGTCATTTTCCAACAAGCGTTGCCAAGGTTCTTGTGTGCCTTTAAACACATTTTCGAAATACTCAACACTCTGCCCTTGTTGTTGCATGTATGTGGCCAGCCGGGCACAATCGCCTTGGCGGGTACGTAAATTTTGTATGCTGTGAAAGTCATTCGGATCCAGCGGTTTACCTTCGAGTATGTGTCGATCCAAGAATGTAGCATCGCCGTTGTTGCCAGTTAAATCAAAACGATCGTGCAACACATCAACTGGAATGCGTTCGTAGATGTCCAACAAGTACGCCTGCTGGCTTAGCCAAGCATCCTGCGAGCTGTGCGGAGAAATGTATCCCAGCAGATCAAACCAAACCCGTGGAATAATAGGAAAAATGCTATAAGGATGCATATTGTGTGTGCGGAAGCTCAGCAACTTGAGATCCTCACTGGTATGACTCATGATCACACTATCCCATCCTGTGGTCTCCATAGCAGCATCATCGTTCCAGATCATCAACCATTTGCTGTCGGACACCTTGGCCAGTGCATTGTTGTATTTGTGCAAGTTCACATAGCCCAGTCGGTTAAATTTCATAGCAGTATATGCTACGGATTTAGAATCTAACCAAGGCTGTAAAGTGCTCTTGAAGTAGGTTGTACCGATATCATCATCCTTGTCGAACGCAAACATCAATTGTAGTTTTTCCGGATGGTCAGCCAGTTCTACTAAAGTTTTGATGCTGCGGTCCAGACTGGTAGTACGGCCTCTGGTGGCCAACAGCATGGCTATGTCATACTTGCGGTCAGTCATTGAATTCGTTATCCTCTCTACGACCTTGACGACCGGCCATGTTGGAATCTGTTTCACGTACTTCTACTCTGGTGCACCACACACGCTTGGCTTCTTCTGCACCGCAGTGGGGCAAGAAGATTGTGTTCACATACTCATACAAGAAATCTGCAATGCCTTCACAGCCGGTCTTTTCCACTTCTGTGATCTTGGCCAGTTTGAGCCGCCCGAGTTCCAGCAAGTGTTCGCGCATGGGGTCATCTTGTGCTACCAGCAAGGTGTGGTCAAACCATTCTTCTAGTTTTTCTTTGAGTGGTTTCAACCCACCAAAGTCTGTGCACCAGTTTCTAGCATCAAGTGTATCACACTCAAACTGGAAATGAAATGATAAAGCATATCCATGTATCAACCGGCAATGTGAATCTGCCCGCCATTGTCTGTATGCTACTGGTCCGATTTGTTTATAAGTTTTGGTACTAAAGAATTTTTGTGCCATGTGTTTTCTCCTATGTTAGATTATAGCATAGGCGGCGGAGTTTGTATAGCGGGACGATGCCGATAGGCCGCTGTATGGATATTTATGCCGGCTGAGTATAGCCAGCAGCTTTGTAATTGGCTTGTCCAGGTATGACCCCACGCACTCCGCCGACAGGATCCTCACAGTCACCTGATCGTCTTGGGATGAGATGTACATGTGGATACATTACTGTCTGGCCCGCTACCGAGCCAGAGTTAAATCCAATGTTGTAGCCCAAGCATTCACCACGCTTGACCATGGCCTCACCATGTCGCAATGCACTTTCAAATGCATCGTTGATCACAGTCAATGTGTTGTAGGTGGGCACAAACAACAGGTGACCTGCTGTGACCGGATATCGATCTCGAAACACAGCGACATGGAAGTCACTGAGGTCTTGTACCAGTTGATCCCAAGGTGCCACGCCGGCGGCACGGGCGTCGTCAAGTGTTTCGTGATGTTTCATCTTGGTGCAAACTCCTGTTGCAGTTTGATATTGTCAAAGAACTCTTTCTTGGTGCTTTGATCAGTTTGGAATGCACCTTTGAGCACAGTGGTCTGTGTGAGACTGGAATGTGCCATGATACCTCGATTCTCGCAGCATCCGTGAATGGCTTGTATATAAACCGCCACATCCGCAGCATCGGTGGCCTTCATGATTTCTCGGGCGATGTCGTTGCAAAGTTCTTCCTGAAGAGTACCGCGACGAGCACACCATTGAGCTATTCTGGTATATTTAGACAAACCAATAAGTTTATTAGCGGCAAGGATACCGATGTAGGCAACCCCACTAACAGGCTGGTGATGATGAGAGCACATGGAACGTAGCTCACTGCGAACCACGAGCATGCCTTCGTAGCGGTCTGAACTATCGTTCGGAAAAGCTGTTGCGTCTGGTGCTGGTTCATATCGTCCTGCCATAATTTCGTTGTAATACATCTTGGCCAAGCGTCGTGCTGTGCCTTTGGAGTTAGGATCGTTTTCACGATCAATCAACAGCGTGTCTAACACTCGTTCAAAAGCATCTGTGGCTTCGTTGATCAGCTTTTCTTTGTCCTCTTCACTCACATAGTCCGACACATTGTCTCCAGCCCAGAATCTCTTACCTTCTGACTTCATTCGATCACGCAATGCAGCACTGAGATATTTGCCAGGTGCGCTGCCGGCTTTCTTCTTCACATACGCTTGGCCTTCAAAGGGCACAAACTCAATGTCCTCTCCAGATTTTAACAATGGGTCTGGTACGAATTCTGTCATGTTATTCCTCAATGGTTATGTTTCTCAAATCTGGATACTGCACGAACACAGGTGCTTGAGATTCGTATTGTGCCAACAATTCCAATCCACGCACAGCATCTTCAACAGAGGGCTTGTAATGATATCCCAGCTGGAAAGTCTTTTGTGACTCCCAGGGTGTGATATTTAGGTCGCGACCATCATATCGTTTTTTTATCATCACTTCATATGCCCGCTTGTTATCAAGCAGTATAGCACCGCCGTGGCCTATCTGTAAAGGCTTTGTATGTCCAAAACTCAAACATTGCATCTGCCCATGCTTATACATGTCAGGTTCCAATCGCCGAGCACTGTCCCAGACCCTGGTATAGGCAAAGTTGTATTCTCCCGCCCAGGTCTGCACATTTTCGTCCAGATACACATAGTGGATGTCCAGTTTGTGCATGGTCATTGGTATGCTGAGATAGGTGAATGGAGTCATCTTGAGACCTCTCACTCGGTCATATCGTAAACACATTTCAATGGCATGTGTGCAGCAATCAGTCATGATCGCGTAAGGAGCACCGGTGTATTTGGCCAGTGCCTTTTCAAATTCCAATATCTTATCGAGCATACCACTTCCATGCATGACGGATCATATCATCTAGTTCATGATGCATCCAATTACCTGCAACCATTCCAAACTTAGCAGCACTAGCAGTCAGCGTAGGCGGATCGCCCGGTCGTGGTTGACCAAGTTGAATTATCACAGCACTGCCGGTGATCCGTTGTGCCGCATCAATTATTTCTCTGTTGCTGGTTCCGTTGTTGGATCCAAGATTGTATACGCCTGCTGTGACTTTTGACTCCAGCGCCATCACATGTGCTCGGGCAATATCAGCCACATGCACATAGTCGCGAACACAGGTTCCGTCGGGAGTGGGATAATCAATACCGTTGAGCACAAATTCTTTGTTGTCTCTGGTGCTTTCTAAAACTCTGGCAATGATATGTGTGGCACTGGGCTCTTGTCCATGTCTGCCCTCAGGGTCAGCACCGCAGGCATTGAAGTATCGGAATGCCACATAATCCAATCCATAGGCTCGGTGATAGCTCTCTAGGATCTGTTCCACCATGCGTTTGCTTTCGCCATATGGACTTACAGGTTCGCAAAAATCCACTTCATGACACGGAGTCATCACAGGTTCGCCATACACTGCTGCTGAGGAACTGAAGATGATCCTGGTCCGAGGCAATGCATTCATCACGATATCCAGCATGTGGATAGTCTTGATCACATTGTTATGATAGTAATCTGACGGATGCTTTATGCTGGGACCGACCAAGCTGGTGCCAGCACAATGCACGATGTGCGTGGGCTGAAACTGGATCAATTTGGTTTTGGCTTGATCGCTGTCAATGTCCGCCTGTACAAACTGATCAAATGTTTCTTTAAGATGTTTGGCGCAAGGGCGTCGATCAATGCCTAGTACCTCGTGCCCAGCATCCTTCAACGCCAGTGAAACCTGGCCACCGATGTAGCCTGCGGCGCCTGTGACTGCTACTTTCATTGCACTTTCACCACTTGATATTTTTCATGCGCAACATGATCACGATATCTGTTGCCAGCTCGGTTCCATTGCTCACCACGTCCTTGGATGATGTCGATGATTCGATCCACGGTACCGTTGTTCCAGCCCGAGATCAAGCCCATGTTGTGATGCGGCTCGCGAAGTAGATTCTGCATCTTGTGATAGGCATCATCTATTGACCAAGGAACATAAAGTCTGTTGGGATCATTTGCAAAAGTTTCGGGGAAAGACCGATAAGCAGGATACAGCACATTACATCCAAGGGTATCCGCTTCTGAGACGGTGTTTGAAACCCAATCCTGAAGAGCACAATTGAAAAGCACACGAGTTGA